ATTCCGTGCCGCAGCCTCTTCCAGGTGGACGGGGTTGTGGTCGTGTCTTCGATGAGCACGGAGAGGGCGAACACGTCCCCACCGTCGATGACGGTTTTGAGGGATGGGCCTGCCACGCCTCCGGTTCCTCCACCGTAAGTGAAAACGGTTGCCACGCCGTCTCCGACGAACACTTCCCGGTAGACCGAGCCGGGGACGTAGAAGATGGAGTCTCCGCGGAGTCCCACCGTAAGAGCGGCGGGATTATCGAGCGAGAAGTTGTAGGCGAGGGATTCGACGTTGAGGAACGGAATGATGAGACCACGGACTGTGCTGAACAATCCTTCACCCTTGAACGGGGAGATGATGTCCATCGGGGTGATGGCGGTTTCTATCTGGTAGTCGGTTCCCGCGGCGTCTCCTGCTCCTGCGTTGAAGAGGAGTTCGTGGATCTCCGTTCCCATATCGAATGTTTCCAACTCGAATGAGAGGTCGGGGATATCTCGGATCGTGGCAACTGCCTGGTAGTTACCGAGTTCTTCGATTCGTTCTGTGTTGACGTTTACCGACCCGGCACCGGCGGATTGAATTCGATCGACTAGGAATCCATTGCCGACATGGAGAATCTGGCCAGCCTTGATAGCCATTGTGTACCATCCTTCTAACCCTGGAGGTCTGCAAGAAGGCTAGCACACGTTCGTGCGAGCATTTGTCCTTCAGGCTTCGAACGGCCCGAAGATTTTCCTGATGGCCGTTTCGTATTTCTCGATGATGTGCTGTCCTTGCGGGCCTGCCACGAAGTCCCATGCCTCCTGGAGGAAGTGTTTGCCCTTAATGGGACTTACCGGACCAGCACGCCGTAACACGCCCCGACCTCCCTCGGCGGCTGTCCGTTGTCCCGGCTTGAATTGGACCCTGCGTTGTCCGATCGGGCCGAGCGGTCCTTCTGCTCTCCGTGTGCCCTCAACCCCCAGTGCTCTGGATCGACGTGCGTACTCACCGTACAGGATGAAAGTGTCACCTGGGGTCCTACCTCGGAGAGGCTGTGGTGTTCGTCCTGTACCTCCCAGAAAGAGTCCAGCGGGCATGGTATTGGTGACGCCGATGGCTTCGTCTCCGAATTCGAGGCGTCGCCAATGTCTGGCCCTACGGTTGAGTTCATCGATATCGGGGAAGCCGACACCTTTTGCCTGGACTTTATCACCGCGGTTAATGACCCTGCTTTGGATCGCTGCTTTGCGTCCGTGTTTACCTGTGAGCGCTCCGGTGAGACGGAACCCGCTGCGGTTACCCGACTCCCAGGGCCGTTCGATGCTCTGCTCCAGGTTTCGTTTGGCTTCGGTAGTGAGTTGGATCGCGACCTGTTTATGGATGTTGTCCATTTCGGGTCCGGCGAACTGTTCGAGGGCGAGCTTGAACTGGAAGGCGGGATCACCGATCAGCCGGTATTTTATTGTGACCATCGATGCTCCTAAGCCTGTCTCTTATCTCAGTGAGCGCTTGAACCCAGTAGTCGTTGATGACCCCGGTGTCGGATGTCACCATGTCCATAGCAAGATCCTGGAACTCTCCGAGTACGTAGAGTACCTTCGAACGGGTCTCCTCCCACTCTTCGGTGGTGAGGTTGTGTTGAATATTGTCTTCGAGCCAGGTGAGGAGCGTGGCTGCTGCGCGTCGGCCTCGCTGGGCGAGCAGGTTCTTGGCGAAACTGTTTTCCTGGCTCATGCTGGCACTCTTCCGTAGTCGATGACTGTGAAGGAGATCACATACCAATGCTTCTGCCATTTCTGGATGGCCCGGTCTGGTTTCCGTTTTACGATGTCCTCTTGGATTTCGACGGTGAACACTTGGGGGTCGCCTGCCTGGGAGTAGTCGAGGACCGGTTGGATCTCGTTGGCGGTGAGATAGTTGTAGATGTCGCCGCGTACGTGCCTGCCGATGGCGTCGTCCTCGGCGAAGAAGTCCACGAAGAAGATCATCTCGTGGTCTTCGGCGTTGCTGCCCATTTCGGTGGGAACCCCTCCGGTGTCTCCCATGCTGAACGCGATCGTGTTGAATTGGACTTCTGCGTTCTCGTCGGGGAATTCGTCGACCATGGTGATCGGGGTGTGCTGCCGCCCGGCGTCGAACCAGTTCAGAGCGTCCAAGGCGGCTTGGATGTTCTTGAAGAGGCTCTCATGTATCAGCCGGTCCCGTAGTCCTCCGTCAACCATGTCGCACCTCCTTTATGGCGCAGTCGGCGCAGTCCGAACACACGTAACCCGACTCGGTCTTTTTCGGGACACGCTGATCAGCGTTGAAATCGTGGAGGTCGTCGTCGTGGTAGCAGTATTCGCAGAGACCCCTCTGATTACGTACCCAGGTCATCACTCGGTGTCCTCCGCCTGGAAGTGGGCTTGATAAACAGTCAACCCGCCCAGCCCGAGCGCCGGATGGAAATAGCGGAACCACCATCTGGTCGACCCTGGTCCGATGACGACGTGGGACGAGTCGAGTATGTCTGGAAGGTCGGTTTCGGTGATGGTAATGATCACGGTGCTGACGAAGAAGTCACCCACCTCGGAGAATTGGGCACCCGAACGGCCCAGAGGAGCGGTGAACTCATACGCACAGATCGGCTTGACCGAAGCTTTCTGTGTCTCCGAATCGGGAGCGGTGGTCCAATCCCACGGCCTGCCCTCCGAATCCTGTTCTGCCCACGAAACCACTTTCTCGAAGAAGAAGGTGGGTTTCTCCGCGTCGTCCTGAGGAAGGCCGAGCACCATCGTCCGTCTCAGTTGTTCTTCGACAGTGGAGGGAATGACCGCGATCGCTTCCAGCCCGCCGTGAGACTCAGCCATGAACCTCTCCTATCGTGGTCGAAGCGCCCGTTCCTTACGGAACATGTCTGCTGGTTCAGCGTCGGGTGACGGGACGGACTCCCGTTCGACAACCTTCATCGGCTCTCCGTCTGGACCCACGGGACGGTCGGTGACGCTCTCGATCTTCGCTTTCGCTGCGTTGACCAACGACTGGGCGGCATCTTGAAGGACGAGTTCTTCGAGAATCCTCTGGCCTGTGACCACCGAAGAGGTTCGTTCGATCATCGCTTCGATCGGCACGGTGTCCCCGGCGAGCGCTTCCGCCACCGCCGTTTCGATTTCCCCGTCTGTCACCGAGTCGGGTGACGTGATTTCCTCAACCACGGTATCTTCGGTGTCTTTGATCAGCACGAACGTTCCGTTACGGAACAGGTCCGCCTTACTGTCGTGCGCGGCCTGCTGGCTGAGTTGTCGTTCCAACGGGGTTATCGTGAACGTTCGGCCTGGCTGAGCCAAACCGAAAGTCTGGTTGCCTATAGCGTCGAGCACTATGTAATAACGGAGACCCGGAGAAACATTCTTCCAGAGTTCCCGTTCCACTATCTTAGTGGCCATTTTCTTCCATCCTTCCTACGAACTTCTGGCTACGATACCAGGGCGGAAGTCGATTAGCTGCCAATGAGAAGACCCCCCGTGATGGGGGGTCTTCTTCGTGCGTCGGCCAGATCAGGTCAAGCCTATGGGGTGATCGAGGTGTCGACGAAACGACGGGCACGTTCGGGACGGTGGACAACCCCACCGAAGTCCTGGCGTCCCAGGTAGTGCCAGTACCAGTTGTCGTCTTCGACGTACTCCTTCGAGAGGAGTCCCCCGTAGAAGGCGAACTTGCCGAAGTCGTCAGACAAAATCCACATCTCGTTGGCGGGAATGTGCGATGCACCTTCCTCGTCTTTGAAGTTGCGGGCCTGAATGACAGTGGCTCCCCGGTAGCGTCCGAGGCGTCCACGTGCACGGATCTCTTCGAGGGCTTCGTCTGCGAACCCTGTGAAGTCTGCGATCTGGTCGACCATTGTCGAACGACCGAAGATTGTGACCACGCCACTGTTGGATTCGTCGGCCACTTCGCGGATCGCCTGGTCGAGAGCCGACTTGGAGATCCCCGGACCTGAAATGTAGTACGGCGAACCGTTCGGGATCGAAGCCTGCGCAAGGCTCTTGATCGCGTTGGTCGTACCCCAGTCGAGACGACGAACAGCGAGGCTGCGTAGACGGCTTACCGTCTCAGCGAAACCGCTGCGGAGCTTGTCCTCGAACTCGTACACGTGGAATCCCAGCGTGTCGCGAGGCAGAGTGATGGTCTCTGAGACGAGGGCGCTTGCCTCGATGTGTCCACCCTTGGCGGTGTAGAACACCTTCAGACCTGTCATCTCTTCGAGGTACACCCGGTCGTCGAACCCGACCCGTTCCACGTCCACGATCTGGTCGAAGAACGTTTGGAGTTCGAAGCCTTCCAGGATCGACTCAGTGAGTAGTGCGGCCATCTCACGCCGCCACTGCGGGTCGTCCCAGTTGTCACGGGCGATTGCGTTGATCTCTTCACGGAGTTTGCGTGCGGCTTCACGCTCCTCTGGAGTCTGACCCTTATTGTCGAGCAATGTCTTGACGCTCATATCAGGTCTCCTTTCCTTAGAGCAGAAGCTCAGCGTCGCAGGTGTTCAAAGCGTTGTCAGCGTAGGTGACACGCATGAACGCCTCCGCTAGTACGGCGGTCTCGGCCCAGTTCCCAGCGACGGCGTCCCAGGCGAGCAGATTGTCTGGTGCCAGGTCGCCTGCACCGTTGAAACCGAGGGCCGCAACCATCACCTGCTCCACACGGGTAGCAGGAAAATGCAGTCCGGCCTCGGTGGTGTCGGCTTCGGTGTTACGGAACCAAACTTTGGCTCCGGGACCTCGAAGCATCTGGACCATCCGACCCCTTGGTGCGGTATTGAAGTCCTGCACCAGGGACCCAGCCGGTGCCCCGACGTAGGTCTGCGAATCGTGCTCATACCAGAGCAATCCGACAAGACCGAGGATACCTGTCCCTCCGAGATCGTTGGGACCACCAGCGTCGATCTGACGGACCTCCTGTGGGTCACTGGTGCTTCCCGGATCAAGCTCGATACCCGTACCTAGTACAAGGTCTGCGGCTGCGGGGGCACGGAACCGGCCCTCACGAACCAGGTTCGTGAACCGTCGAATTCCGAAGTTGCGAGTTGTTGTTGAAGAACCCATTGCCTACACCCCCTTTCAAGCGCTCAGGCCCGCGAGGTATTTCCTCACGGACTCCGTCTCGGTACCTGTATTGCCTGCGGTCTCCCGAGTCCCGTCCAGGTTTGTCTTCGGCGGCTTCGGCGGCTTCTTCTCGCCGTCAGCGCTCGCGCTTTCGGTTACGGCCTTGAAGTCGCCCAGCAGAGCGTCGAAGTCCTCTTCGGACATCTTCGCCCAACCCTCTTTCCGATCCTTGATCTGCTCTTCGGAGAACTCAGTGACCTCAGCCACTTTCACGGCGCGTTCATCGGCCAGAACGTCTAAGCGCTCTTTCTCGTCGCGCTCTTCGATCTTGCCTTCGAGGTCCTCAACCTTGGCATTCGCCGCGACGAGTTCCTCTTCCTTCGCCGTGAGTGCAGCCTTGGCTTCGGCCAGTTCGGTTTGGGTTTCGCTGCGTGCTTCCTCGGCAGCCTTCGAACGGGCGGACTCAAGGAGAGCATCCACGGACTCCTGGTCGTAAACCTTTGTGTTCGGTTCAGTCACCTTGTTTTCCTCCTTTGAGGCTTTCTCCCGGTTGTCGGCGCAGTAAGGGCAATTGGCCAAACACTCCGCTGTCTCCGGCAGTTCGGCCCTCAGCTTGTCGTGTTCGGCTTGGCCTGGCCTCATGTGCTGCCATCCTTCGTACGAGAGAAGAGTAACACACCGGATTACAACTGTGTGCTTCTCAGCAGATAGAGGTGTTCGAGGGCGGCACGCTCCCCGTCATCGATGCCCTCGGGTAGTGGCGACGCATAGCTGACCGGCTTACGGTCTGCGTATTCGCGTGCTGCTTTGGCGACCTCTTCGATGTCAGCGTCGACCCATCCTGGCTCTACCGGTGGGAAGATCAGCGCGCCTCCATGGAAGATCGGATCAATGAAACGCCGCGGTGCGGTCTTCGATTCTTCGAGGTGGGCGCAGAACCGTGCCGCCGCCCACTCGTACGTGTTGTTGCATGTGAGGCACTGTTTGGCCGCGCCCGTGCATTCCATCGAATACCAGAGTTTGCCTTTGCCGTGTGCCTCCCGTGCAGCCTCGGCAACCTGAGGGAAGTTAGCCGCCCAGATCAAAGAGAGGGCTTGGATCTCCGGCAGTAGCTCGCCTTCGGCTGCGGCTTCGCGGTGGACGAGCTTGGTCTCCACGATCGTCCCGATCGGATACTGCCATTCGTGGAGGACGTTGAGTGGGGTGTATTGAATCGAATACTCCCCGGACTTCAGGTCGTCCGTCGTCCAGAACTGGCCGTTGGAGTTCATCTGCTCACCCTGAACGAACCGGCCCGACACCCAGACGAACTGAGGGTTGAGACGCTGACCCTTGAGGGCGAAAGCAAGCTCCCGCGGTAGCTCCTCGGGATCGGAGATGATCCGGGCCTGCGCGTTGAGGTAGACCTTATTGTTCCGTTCAAACACGAATGCTTCTGACACTTCCTACTCCTTCGTACGAACGTTACCCGGTTTCGGAGGATGGGCCGGGGTTCTCGGGTGGTCTTCCACCTCGCCGACCCGCCCCTCCAGGTGAGGTCATGTTGTCGGGCGAGTTAAACGGGACGTTGACCGGCGTGAAAATCTCGTCATCACTTGCGGCCTCGTCGAATTCGTCTTCTTTCTCTTCGAGGCGTCGCACCCTTTCCAGGGCGAGGTCGAACCCGAACTCTTCGAGAATGGTTTCGCGTGAAAGATCGCCGCGGTCTCGGATCTCTTGGAACACGGTGGCCACCTGCGAGTCGAAGAGGAGGTCTACTCGTCGTGGTGCGTATTCGAGGGAGGCCGGTTCGTCGAAGACCCCTTCGTTGCTTCTGCGGGTGACATCGACAATTGCGGCTTCGAGGTCGCGCTTAAGCATATGTCGCCGATTTTCGATACCGAGAGACACAACCTTGGCGAGAGTAATTTGGCTATCCTTGTTGCCGGTGTCCGATGGTGGGGCGATGCTTCCCCACAACCGCAGCCTGATCCGGTCGTCGAGGACCGACCACTTTTCGGGGTTAAGAATGTGTTCGAGGTCTGGGGTGATGATCTCGATTTCGAGGCGATGGTCGGAGACGATGACCGATGATTTCGACTGGGCACGCATCTGTTCGGCGACGAGTGTGATCTCGGATGCTTTCTTGACGGGGTGGTCGTCGGTGCCTTTCTTGACGAGGACGATGAAGTTGATTCCGCCCAGAAGGAAGGCGCGGTCCATCTCTCGGAGTTGGTGTTTCATGTCAAGGAGCGGGAAAACCGCTTTCATCCGCACTCGTGCCCATCGTTCGTATGTTGCTCTGGTCAGGCTGCCCGCCCAGGTGTTGGCCGGGTTCAGCAGCCAGAGACGGTCGGCAGGGATGTCCTCCTTCTGAAGTTTTTGGGCTTCGGAAGCCGATGGTGTGTAACGACCGAGAAGTATTTGGGAGACAAGCTGATCGTCGAACACCCGGTCTACTTTGACCCGTTCGAACAGATCCTGTTCGCCGTCATCGGCGATCCACGCCAGTTGCCGCTCCCCGAACATCGTCGCTCCCACCGGAACGATTCGGGTCGGGTCGAGCACGCCGAGGGCGATGGGAGCAACGATGTCGAACTGCTTGCGGCGTTTCCGCTCTTCTCCCATGCCTCGGACCCGGTAGATTCTGCGTCCCCACCAGACGATCCCGTAATACTGGGACGCTTTGAAAAGTTCGCGCCATGCCATGCGGAGAAACGAGTCGAGGTTGAGGTCTTTGGCGATCTGGTTCCACACGTCGCGCTGGTCCGAGTCCTCCGACTGCATGGCCATCTTCTTGAACGCCATGGCTTCAGACGTGTCGTAGACACCGCCTATCACGTCGTCGTCCATGGCATCTTCGGCCATGGCCATCTGCTCGAAGATCTTGCCGGGGGTAACGAACTTATCTCGGGCGAAGATGGAGCGGTCGCGTCGCGATCCCTTACGGGTGTCTTCCGCCCATGATGCGAGGGCGCGCCTGACCGGTTCGATCCATTCGGCACCCTCATAGGTGTTGAACAGCCCACTCTCGATCGACGACTCGACGATGTTGGGGTCTACTTCGGAGGCGACAGCAACGCCGCCCTCTACCCTGGCTTCGAAGGCGTGTTCGTCACTCATCTGCTCAACTCAACATCCTGTCGGCGAATTTCAACCAAACGACTTGCTGCCTTATACGTGAATTCGATCAGTTCCATGACCTTGGTCAGTTGTTGGGTACGAACCCACCGGATATGACGGCTCGAACCTTCGACACGTACCATCTGCACATGCAGTTCGGTGCATCGGGCCATGAAGGACGTGCAGGCTTGAATCACCTGATCCGGCAGATCCAAGCCCAGTTCCCTGATGTCAGAGATCATGGCGTCTAGCTCCTCTTCGAGTTCTGGCATGTCAGGCAGTCCAAGCGTGGCCGGTACAGACTGATCTGCTGGAGCCAAATGGGGGCCGTCGTCCCCAACCCGAAGTTTCATACGAACGATGCTAGCTGGACCTAAACGAAGGCAACGCCTATTGGCTCGTGGTCTTCGGTCATTTCTTTGACCTTATCAAAGGCAGCCATCTCTTTAGCGAGGACAGCCATACCGCCCGCGTCGAGCGTGTGGAACGCACCTTGAGCGAAACGCTTCTTGCCATATGCGTCTCGTGTTGTCGCCGTTTCTCGTATCCAGGTTTGACCATTCCACTCTCCCAGTAGCTCGGTGTCGAACGGAAGGATCAGTCGCCGCCCGTCCACGTAGGTGCGGAGAAGGTCGTAGGCGTGTTCCTGGGCCACTCGTTTGATCTCGTGGTCCTCCGCTTTCTCGGTCTCTTCGTATTCTTCGTACCCGACGACGAGCTTCTCGTTGAAGGCGTAGCCGGTGATGACCCTCATCAGATCCGGGTTTTCGTCTTGAAGGTCCTGATATACGGGGTGGCCAAGACCGGTGCGATCCATGGCGAACTTGCGGGGCTTGTAGAAGTTGATGAGTTGGACGATGACCTTCCGCTGATCCGACGCCCTGATCCGTCGCATGTTGATCCTGGTCAGCAGCCGGAGCGCGACGCGGGTTTCGAGCTTGGGGATTTTGAGGTTCTCTTCGCCGAAGATGAGGATTTCGGATGGGTGGTTTGTGAGTCCCACGTCCATGCCCATCCAGAACACCTTCCAGTCTGCGGTGTGAATGCGCGGCGGGTCGATCATGTCGAGGATGTCGCGGCCTGCGATCATCTCGTCGTTGATGCGCCTCTTGTAGTAGATGTCCTGGTTATAAGTTGAGCCTTCGTTGTCGTCCACGCAGGCCATGAGCCGGTGGAGGACGAACAGCGGGTTGGTTGCGTCTCCGTGGAGGCCGAGAATATTACGCAGATAGTCGGGTGAGTCGCGACCTCCGTAAAGGGCGATCTTGTCGGTGCGCTCACGGTTGGACCAGTCAGTTCGGTGAATGGCTGTGATCCGTTCGACCTCCCAGCCTGATCCAACGCTTGAGACTTTCTGGAATCGGCCTCCGATCCCTTTCGACACTCCATGCGCTCGCCACTGGGCTTGTTCCTGGCCGTAGCGGAGTGTCTCGATGAGTTCGGTCCATCCCGGTTCGGGGTAGTCCTGGGCTTCGTCCATTTCGAGACGGAGAGGATGAAGTCCTTTCACGCCCTTGCCGTCCTTCTGAGGAATGCGTCCAAGGATTTTGGTGCCGTTGACGAAGTTGACTTGGAATGGCCGGTGGGTGAAACCTTTCCCGACCCCGCCAGGGAGTAGCTCTCGGGTGAGTCGGATCTCTTTGATCTTGTCTTCGACCCTGGAAGTGAGCGGATTGAGGTGAATGAGTTCTGGAGCGGTAAGCACCATCTCGAAGCCTGGAAACTGTATAGGGAACGCCCAGGCCCTGAGGATGATGGACTGGGTTTTACCGACTGCTCGGGCGCAAGCGTCGATGAAAAGACGTGACGATTTGCGCCACCACGGAATCTGATACTCCCAGGCGCGGAAGATTTTCTCGTCGTTTTCGGCTGTGGGGTCCTCCCAGAGGAACTCGGCCATGTCGATCCCGGAATGGTCTTCGATGAGGGCGACGAGATAGCATTCTTCCTCGGTGAGGGCGACGCTTGTTACTGCCATCGGGCACGACGATAGCTTCGTACGAACGAGTTAGCTAGAACCAGTCTCCGAACATCACGTCATCAAGATGGAAGAGATCAAAGGCGGCACGTTCGCCTAGCTCGATTTCCATGAGAACAGTGAACATGTCGCCACCATGAAAAACGATGTGCTCCGGTGGGTTATGAGCCGCGAACATCGTATGGACAACAATTAACGGGTCAAGCGGCCAAGCATATAGCCGCAGATCAGACCAATCGCGCCCGTCAAGATGATGAACATCGGCGTTGATACTTCGATCACGACACCTCCCTTATCCATAGCTTCTGGTTTGCCCGAAACCCATCGTCGATGGCTTCGAATTCTGCTTTGGCGACATCTCTGATCCAGGCGAGGATGTCTTCGGGGTTGGATTTGAGGTGAGCACGTTCCTCTTCGTCTCCACGTTCCCAGAGACCAACAAGAGTGAATAGCTCATGCCAGAGATCAATGGCCTTGGTGATCTGAGTTTCCCGATGAATTCCGAACTCTTTGGCTCGGATAAGCAGGTTCCGAAGGTAGTCGGCGGTGGACTGCTGTTCGGAGTCCTGCCGGTGAGCACGGTTGAGTCCCATCTTCTCTTTGAGAATGCGTGTCTCCCTGTCGAGGTCGTTCTTCTGCTGTTTGAGCTTGTTGGCAATCTCTTCGATGGAGCGTCCGTCATAATCGGCTTCGCGTACCAGCCAGCTTCCCCACCGGAAGGAGAGGGTTTCTCCGACGAGGATCTTGTCGATGTCCTGAAGGTCGGAAATGTTGTCGAACCGGAACTGCTCTAAATATTGTTCTCGGGCTTCATTCCAGTAGTCGCGTTCTGAGTCGTGAATGACTTCGAAGACAGCACCGGAAACTCCTACAACGGTGACGCCTTCGCTCACGCGAACACTCTTCCCTCTATGGGTTGAAGGTCTGGTTGGCCGTCCGCCCACTTGTAGCCGGGGTAGGTGAAAGTCACGTCGATGATGTCGAACCCGCCGTCAACCCAGAGATTGCGGGATGACCACATCCAGTCAGGGGCTGTCTGCACTGGACTGGACCAGTGGATGCCTTGTTTGGCTTTGGCTGCGATCGGGATTCGGGCTGGTCTGTATGGGCCGTCGACGCGGTAGTGGTCGTCGTCCCATTGGAAGTATCGGGTGGCGGTGATGATCTTGTCGGGGTTGTATTCGATGGAGGTGCGCACCGCGTCGGGATCACTGACCCTCCACCCGACTTCCATGAACATAACGACAATATCGTCGGGGTAGTCAGAACCTGGCCAGATCGAGCGGTATGCCATACCACGTAAGTTATGGTTGTCCATCGCGGCTCGTATCGAGCAGGTGTATCCGGTCAACGCATAGAATTCGGCGGTGGGAGTGTCGCGGCCCACCTGGATAATGTGGGTTTCGTCGTTATACCGGTAGGCGTCTATGGATGCTCCCAACGCGAGTTCGTATTCGTCTTTGGCGGCGATGATCGACGTGAGGATTCGCCGTTTAGTCCGTTTCAATGTTCACCCCGTCAAGGAGTTGATCGACTCTCGTACGAGCGTTCTTTAGGGTGCCGGTTAGTGGCGAATACGAGGGGTCCGACAGGTGGAGGGCTGCGTTCATCTCGTTCAGCCGTTCCAGGTAGGTTGTGCCCTTATCGAGGGCGTGCCTGATTTTTTCGAGGTCGGAGCGGTGGATGCGAATGTACTCATTTGTCATTTGATGCCCTCCCGGTCTGTCCCTCTGACAGCTTGTCAGAGAGCATGAGCATTTTAAGTTGGATACGGCGGAATCCCCCTTCAATGTCTTTGTAGACCTCTTCGGCTGTCATGTACCTACGGATGAGGGCTTCGGATGCGGCAGACCTTCGGTCGATGGCCGCAAGTTCCACCAGGGCATCGAGTTCGGCTTCGAACGTGTTCAGCATGATTTCCGTGAGGGCTTGTGCCTGAAACGACGAAGTGTTTGCGCGAAACGGGTCATCGATTTGGGTATTCCATGGGGAGAGGAGACGCTTAGCTTCCACCTGCATTGATTATCCTTAGTCGCTTGATTGCGTTGACACCCGATTCCGTGGGTCGAATTTTTCGATGCTTATAGGTTATGCGTTCAAGGTAGCCGTCCTCGACCAACGAGTCGATATGGTATTGAATGCTGGAACGCGAGTTGAGGCTGACTGCGTCGGCGATCTCGGTGCGTGTCGGAGCGTACCGGTGGCTCTCCATGTAGGAGACGAGGAATTCCAGAACGCGTAATCTTGTCTCGGAGACTTTTCCACTCATGAATGATGATCGTACTACAAATGTTCAAACGACGACAAGTGTCATCATGGCTATATCTGAGTCGACGAAGGCAGCCCTTTCTGAAGAGGCGTACGAATGGGCGTGTGAGCCAATGTTGCTGGCCGACAAGCGGATGGCAAAGCTCACCCGCGAGGAGTACTACCAGGTGCTGGAAGACCTTTACCGGAAGTTGAATCCTCAAGTTGCTTCAGGGCTGATTCGAGGTGTTCGAGAGTCAGAACTTCCAGTGGTGTGGCTGGACCGGGCGATTGTGGTGAACCAGGCGTTGTTGAAAACATCGAGGCAGCAGCCGACATCAGTGTCTGTTGAATCTGCTGGGTCGACCGGTAAATCTGCTGGGTAGTTAGGCCCACATCCTCAGCGAGAGCACGGAAGTCCTCTGCGGTGATCTGAATTGTTGTCTCGATGCTGGTCCGAAAGCAGAACTGGCAAACCATTTCATTCCACGACAGATTCAGTGCAGCATCACCACACCGAGAGCACCAGAGTCCTGTGCGGGGTGAACCCTCTCCGCCACCAGGGGTGGCTACGGGTTCCCCCTCGACCCCCTCCCCGCTCGCTTCGCTCGATATCGTTTGGACATTGAGAAGGTTCATACTGATGACCATGTCACAACTCCTATTGGACGGTCATGAGCGGTTCTGTGGGCATGGATAGATGTGGTGACGGAACTGCGTGCCACGATGAAGTTACCTAGGCGGTCTTTGATAGACCCAATCCCAAGACCGTCCATCGATTCCTCCAGGTCCGCTTCCAAACATGAGCCTTTGGAACAGACCATGTTTGGTTCGAGGCCGATATTCCCACAGTATCGACACCAGACAGAAGTGGACATGATTTCCAGGTTAGCATCCCAACACGCGCGCTTATAAAAGGGGGTGTCGAACCATCGTTCGTACGAACATCCCTCACCAGTAGCCTGGCCTGGTGGCCGAAGGTCCTCCCACTAGCCGATTAATGATGCGGGGGATTCCCACTACAAAAATTACAAAAATTTGTAGTCTTCGGCTCTTACGTCATGCTCCCGGTGCCGTTCTCTTTCGTCGGGTTGTCCAGACCCGAGGCTCTAGCGGCCACGCAACGGGCGACGACCGGCTCGGCGGCGAACCCGAGCCGGAGGGGGAACAATTACGGGGATCTCACTCGCGGCACCCGGCAACCTTAACCACAAGTCCTCAGGAGATTCAAGTAGTCGATTCTGATATTCGCGACCCCGGCCTTCGTTACAGGGCGCACACGCCAGCACAAGATTGGCAATCTCGTGACTTCCGCCCCGTGCGTGCTCGACAAGATGGTCGAGCGTGCCGACATCGTTGAGCCAGCGCGACCTGAACTCGGGGACACGGTCCATCAACTGCTTTTGAAGTACGGATATCTGGTCGGCCAGGCCCTCTTCGTAGATCGAATCGAGCGGAACATATTTGCGGAGGAGGTCCTCAGGAAGGATCAGCTTCTTGCCGCACCAGTAGCAACGCTTCCCCTGTGATTTCCAGAGCCTTCTTCTCAACCGACGCGCCACAACTCCGTATGGCCTAGGGGTCACTCCTTGGCGACGAGACGGCTGCTTTTCGCGCCTTGCTCGGGCCGGTCGAAAACCGGACCCTCAGAGGAAGTAGCGGGAGTTTCGAGCTTGGGGTCCTCGGCTTTCTTGAGTTCCGATTTCTCTGGGACTGAAGACTGCGCGCTCTTCGGCTCGTCTTCGTTCTTCTTCGCTACGGTTTCTTCGTTCAACATGGCTCCCTTCGAGTATAGATACCATGTTAACTGTTCGTACGAACCCTCCGATGACTTTCCACTGATACTTGTGGTCGCCTCTCAGGAACCAAAACTGGTCAGTGTCGGCCCAGACGTGTCGTCCGTAGCGGAGGGATGTGATTCCGGGCGGTGCCGTGAACGTGTATTCGACGAGCACCTCACAGATGAGAACGTCGAGGCCGGTCTCCTGGCTCGCCGCATCCCAATGCGCTTGAAGAGCCTTATAGAGTGGCTGGAAAATGGGGTCGCCCGACATGGTGATATCCCAGTTGTCACCCAGGACCGCCTTCCACGGTTCGGAGATTTCCATGTTCCTAATATTCCACTTGTCGGAGTACCGGCTGTCCCGACTGACTAGGAAGGTTTCAATCTCGACTGCGTGCATCTTCGATCCGTTTCAGCATGACCTCTCCGATCGCTTCATCGGTGAGCGACTGGAAGACTGCAATGTTGCCTGGCTTGGAGGCGAAGTCGATGAGGTCTTTGAGGACGGCGATGTTGCCTGCGGCTCGTACGAGCTTGACCGATTCGCGGCAGTCATCACAAATGAGGTGGCTTTTGCTGAATCCGTCGCAGATCAAACATTTGACGGCTCCTTCGACGATGATCGCCTGGGGCACGCCGGGAGCCGAGTTTTTGAGTTTGATGATCGCCCACGTATCGGTGATGAGACCGCGCTGTTCTCCGTGTTTCCGTTCGAACGTGTTTGACGCAGCCATCTCTTCTGGAGGCGACGCTGGCGTACTCACGACAGTATGTTGGCCATAGAACCACAGCTTATTCGAACATTTGGATGGAGGCAAGTCTCGCCGGTAGAGACTTGCCGATTTAAGTATGGAGGACCAATTCCAGACTCAGCAGACAGACTAGTAGTAGACCTGTAGCTCAGGCAAGGCATTCAATGTGGCGTATTCGCTCTGGGCCACACCGTCCATGGCGATGAACACGTTGGCGGGGACCAGATCGGAGTAAAGGTCTTTGAGTTCCATGATCCTCCGTTCCAGGCTCTCCAGGAGTGCGCGCAGCACTGTGGCCGACGCCTGCTGTTCGTAGGAGACCGGACCCGCTTCGGCGGTGAAGTTCACGGCGAGTTGCATGACTTTGAGACGCAGGAGGCGGAACCCGGCGA